TTTCCCTGACGTCGTCTGAGGGGCAAATTTCCAGCAGAGGTTCGTATTTCCTTCTTCAATCATAGTATTGAGACTTGTGTTGAAATCCGTTGAACTGGGGTCTTTCAGAATGAACATTCGACATGCTCGTTCATTTGCTCCAAAGTACAGTCCCGTCGTATTGCCTCCGGTCTGATATGATGTTGGAGTAACATGGGTATCTAGTGCAATGAATGAGATATATGCACGGTTGACTCTATAGCGAGAGTATATTGCCATGTAATTATCAAAGAACATGGGTTGATGTCCTCCGACTGCTATGCTAGGGTCGAAAAGTCCATTCATGCTATAGACAGCGGTGGCCACAGTCGCGGCCCCCGTATTTAATGCGAAGTTTTCCACATAGCGTAGATTCAATGTCTTGGTATTTGGAAATGAGCCGATGCGAACTCGGCCTGGGACACGAGTGCGATAGGTTCGACGCTTAGTATATGTACGCTTACGCTTGCGTGCAACAAAAGGCTTCGCTGTTCTTCGTCTTTTGTACGTGCGTCCCATTGTTAAAAAAGGGTTGTGAGACCCAAAAGGGGTGGTTTGATCGTATAGCCCCATGGGCTTATGGATCAGATCATGGGATGGGGGTAATACTGACCCCATCCCTCATTTGTCAATTGTCGACCAACCATGGCAAAGTCGCGCAACTGGTGTTTTACGATCAACAATCCTGACGATGCTGATTTCGACTTTCCGTCTAATCTAAAAATGTTAATAGCCAATCGCGAGCTAGGCGAGAGTGGAACTCCGCATCATCAGGGATATGCCGAGTTTAATACGAGCGTTGCCTTATCTCATCTGCGCAACTGGAATGGACGCGGCCACTACGAAATAAGGAAAGGTAATCAATCACAAGCTATATTATATTGCTTAAAAGACTTTCTCAAGGAAGACGGGACACCAGAATTGGCTTTCGACGTCTGTTTACAAGCTTTAGAGGGGTTTGGTTTGGTATCGTACGGACTCGATAAGTCTCAGTTGTTGAAGGATTTTCTGAAGACTTTAATGAACACAAAGATTTCCAAGCTTTCGCAATTGAAATTGCTAATCGATGAAGGATGGAGTGACAAGCAAATCGCGGACTACGACTTTGACACTTGGTGCAGATCTCATCGGGCTTTAGGTGCTTATCGGTTAATGTGTGTAGCTCCACGTAACTGGGAGATGGAAGTGATTGTTGTATATGGTCCAACGGGAACAGGCAAGAGCAAATGGTGTAATGACAGCTTTCCTGAATGTTATTGGAAGCAACGGGGGAAGTGGTGGGACAACTACGCACATCAGGACGCGGTGTGTCTCGATGAGTTTTACGGATGGCTTCAATGGGATGTTCTACTTCGTCTGGCAGATAGATATCCATTATTAGTAGAAACAAAAGGTGGGCAGATTCAGTTTAGTTCAAAGAAACTGATTTTTACTTCAAATACAGAGCCTGCGAAATGGTACAAGGACGTTTACTTTGCAGCATTCGTGAGGAGAGTTACAAAGTGGATTTACATGCCAACATTGGGCGTTATACGGGAGTTTATTGATTATAAAGATTTCTTAAATGCTCTTAATGAGGCGGTCTATATTGCCCAACTATAATAAATGTTTCCCTTTACCCTTACCCTTACCCGGGTTTATGTTTTGTACGCTACGCCCCACAGTCGTGGGTCTCGCTTAGTTTTGTGTTTGGTTCTTAATCAAGTTAGAGAACGTGACATTGTATGTTATGATAACTTGAAAGTTCATTGAGTCGGAATTGGAATTGTTGGACAGATTGTCAACACCACATATAAAGTAGGCTTCGTTTGACGGATTGCTAGTGGACGAGCCTAATAATTCTTCGTCTTTTTTGTTACAGTTTAATAGTGCGCGAGCATCGCCCACCATACTTAATTTATGCATTTTCCCTGACGTCGTCTGAGGGGCAAATTTCCAGCAGAGGTTCGTATTTCCTTCTTCAATCATAGTATTGAGACTTGTGTTGAAATCCGTTGAACTGGGGTCTTTCAGAATGAACATTCGA